ACGGCATTGCGCCGTTTAAATAAGGCCTAAATCCCCCACGACATGATGACGGATATAGGCGTTACTCGGTCGCGTCTTAAACCACGCCCGCAGATAGTCGCTGTCGTCGGCGCCGGTGCTGAGGCCAAAATCCCACGCGCGCGCGGTGCGCCAGTAATCGCCATAACAAATAAAGTCAGCAGCGCCGCCCCCATGCCATGTAAAACCGATTACATAAGTGCGATCACGAATCGCGCACAGTGGCCCAGCAGCCCCGCCACAGTCCGCGCAGCCCTTAACCGCGCCGGTTTCCTCTGGACAGCGCACGACGGTTACCCCGTCCACCTTTCTGGACTTCCGGCGTTGCCAGAACGATGGAGCAACCGTGGTGACGGCCGGAACGCCGGAACGCATAGACTCGGCCGCCGCCGAAGCATTAATGGCCGAGTGGTTTATCACGGTGCCAGTCGTGCGGCCCATGACTTCACGCCACAATTCAACGGCAAAATGGGAAAAGGTCCAAGCATGGCCCCGTCGCGGCTTCGAGCGCACGACTTCCAGCGTGTACCGCTCATCAATAGCACAAGCCGCAGTCTCGAGGGCGTAGGCCGGGAGGGCCGGACAAGTTATTGGACACGAACCGAACCGAGCATAGCCGCCGCGATAGGTTCCGCCACAACCGAAGATTTTCTTCGCCTTTGATATGTCGATCGCGTTCATACGTGCCGCTCCGATCGTGACGCCAACCGCGCGCCACGCGCGCCACGACTAATAACGGCCTTGCGCACTTGTTGACGAATGCGCCGATCCTCGCGATCCGCCTGGCGCTTTGCCTTGCGCTCCGCGCGTTGAATTGCTTTATATTCTGATTTCATCTCCTACCTCCACGATAGTATTAATCGAGTCCGTAGTGTCCCACATAATCCCACACGAAAAAAGGCCCGCTAGTGCGGGCCTTGTTGGGGTTAATGGCGAATTAGGTCTCAGGTTTCCAGGTCTACCAGAGCATCAATTCCGGCATCAGTAGCGTGGTATCGTTTCCCGCCACGCGGACCAGTACGCCGGATCTCTACAAGACCGTCACGCCGTAGACCCTCAAGTACTCGATACACGTCAATCGCGCGGGTTCGGTGTTCACCTTCCGCACTCGCCCCCTCCGCACTGTGTGCGTTTTCCAACGCATAATAGCGTTGAGTCAGTTTCCCGTTGTGTCGCAACCTGTGTGTGTCTAAAGGTCCGTTATCTCTGGTATTCATCATCGCACCCCCTTTCCGTAGCTCCGGCACCGCATCGACTGCACGTCTCCCACGCAATCTCTTCGTTTTCAAAATAGCGATAAGTCGAAAACCCACCGCATTCGAAACAATCCTCGACGGCAATCACTCGCCAGAGCCCGTTATCTATGTGTGTGTCCAATGGCATGTTTCAAACCTCCACAGTGATTAAGAGAGCGGACAGTGTCCCACACAATCCCACACAAAAAAAGGGCCGCTAATGCGGCCCTTGTTGGAAGATAGGAACGACTACGCAGCGCGAGCAGTCGCGATCGAGGTCCACTGGCTAGCCGGAAGATCCAGCAACCGTCCGCCCCGTTTCTCCCACTCGCTGACGTCATCGGCCTTGATCTCGTTCGCCCGAAGTCGGGAATCGTTCCCCACGGACGTTACCGCGTTAACTAGCGTCGCACGGCTCACGGCCTGACCGGCGTAGCCCGACTGGCCCATCGTAGAGAACAACCCATCCAGAACACTGGCGGTTTCCTTTTTGGTCAACTGCAACACGCGGCCGACCTGCTCCACCGCCAGCTGAGGCGTCGTTCCATCGCTCAAAGTATCATTCGCCGCAGCGCGGAAACTTTGCAAGACCTCCTCAAATGCTTCGCGGCTAGAATAATTCGCTGCGACGTCGCGGAGCTTCATAGACAACGCCGCGTTATCGGCTTCTTTCGCCTCATTGCTCAACACACTCCATACGTCCGAGTCGGCTTGTGAGCTAGTCAAATGAGCATTCCGCTGTTTTTTGGATGTTTGCATTCCGTTCAAACACGCGAGCGTCCACGCAAGCATAGCCAGAACCGCGCTGCTATGGCCGGTTTCCGAATTTGCAAGCGACAGCCCGAGTGCCATTAAATCGCCAACATTTGCACCTTCCCCCGTAATGGCCTCGGACTTCAATCGCAAAGTCATTGCCTTTTCAGTAACGGTTGAATTGACAATACGCCATCGGGCATCCGACTCCATCAGCGGCGGCACAACGGCTTCGAGCATATCGACGTTATCGAACCGCTTGTACTTGTCAGACAGAAAGGCACGAAGCTCGCCGGGCTCGTTTGAAGCAACCGGTGAATCAAAGGTCCGGAGCATCACGGATTTAGACTCGTTTGAATAGATCCGATTCAGCGCCAGATCCAGAACATCCGGATAATTTTTCTGCAATCGGCGACCGGTGCGCGTGTCAATATCCGCCTTTGAAAGGACCTGACCAAAGGCCGAGTCATTACACCGAGCAGCTATCGTCGCCATGCCTGTCTGCTCGGCATGAACAACTGTCGCGCCGTCCCGCGTTTTAAAATCAAGGCCTGCCGTTTCGGCCACAAAATCGATTTTACGCGCCGATTGGTCCTGAAGTGTGGACAGCAGGGCGGTAAAATCCCCATGTCCGTTTTCTAAAATTTCTCTGCTGTACATATTGAATCTCCACAGTTGGTTTTCTACGCGCGAAGTATGCGGTAAATCGCTGACAAAGGAAAGGGCCTTCCAAAGGCCCTTTCCTGGTTTCCGTGCTGGCGTGCCTAGTCGATCCGACACGGCATAATTAGCCCGATACGATCAGGATGCTCTGCCGCTTCCACGCGGATCTGACTACCACTGTCTATTGTGCCGTCAGGATTACGCGGTAAATATATTTTTACTCGGTGATCCTTACCCGTGCGATCCTGCAACGCATCGGACAAACGCTTGAGTAGCGCCGCGTCGATGCATATGTCGGGCGTGTATCGCGCCTTATCTTGAATTATCGCTTGGTAGTTTGGGAATGCTTTGGGAGGCCGTGTAAACGTCACGCCGTTAGCGCGTGCCGTTTCCGCATCGGCTAGATCTATTACCGGATCGTCGCCGCGTGGCGTAGTTTTACGCGCATGCTTAATCGCGGCGAGCGGCACAGACCCGCAAACGTTTGTCGGATCGTCGGTTTCGCTACTGGTTGGGATGGCCGCTAGAATTTGGCCGTTAGTGGCGACAAGTAACGACGCGTCGGCGTCGTAATACGGTTGCATTATCTCCGTTCGAATATCTTTAGTCGCACAAGCGCTTTCGATTTTGGTGTCTGGGTATTGCATGCTATTTAATCCTCCACAATCTGAAACCGGGTCCAACTTCTCTTTTCCCGGCTGCACCGGGTGTTATGTAGAAGTTGATGCGGGTTGTAAACCGATGCTCTTTGTTGTTCCGTCGGGCCCAATTAACCGCAGCAGCGTACATGCTACTTCGGTTCATGCCGACGATGCTATCTCCCACTGCCATCTCCGCAATAGGATACTTGGCGGGTCGCCCCACGCCTGAGCCGTCGATGTCCGTCGGCATTGGCACGTTTTTTTCAATCTGGTGCGGTTTCCACGATTTTGACATATTTATACCTCCACAGTATTTTATCGCCACGCAACATTGTCCTATATATCCGCAGACTTATTCAACCCTCCCCTCATGTTTTTTTGAATAGGCTCGAATCTCGCGGTTGAGGTCTTTCAAACGTCTTTCGGCCCGTTCAAGACCAGCGCGGTGCTTGGCTAGACGTTTTTCCGCCGCCGCCTTGTTGGACAACAAGCGCTTATATCGCTCGACAACCCGGTCCACTTTTCTCTTGACGGGGGTCGGAGCGGGCTCACTTTTTACCCAGCCGCGAGTAATCACGTATTGGGCACAGTCCCGTTCGAGCGTTAGATGCGCCTCGCAGTGGGGCTTTCGTCCGTGCAGGTGATTCAACCAGTGGGACCAATCGTGAACCAGTTGCTCCCAGCCCTTTGTGCAGTTTATAGCTAAAGTCCCGCCGCGAACCCAAGTGTATCTGTTGCCGCGGCTAAACCGAATTTCGTAAGGCCACCGCCGCTTTGGAAACTCCCGCCTGAAAAGCGCCTTCGTCGCCTTGACCGCATCGTCGGGCCAGACGTTGAAAATGCCGGAGGGTGCCTTAATCCAAGTGCTTTTCAGAATCCGATTGTAATCTTTTGCTAGCTGCGCCATATCCTTCTCCCTTTTTCTCCAAACGTCCCAAATAAGTTTGTTGAAGTTTCTCAAAGTCCTTCTTTTTTTTAAGACTTCTCTGATCCCACCAATTCGCGAGCTTAAATAAAATGAGCAATTGCTTTCCCCCTGAGTTTTAGACCCCTTTATTGTATGGGATTTACCTCAGACAAGCGAGTGAAAACGGAGTCCCAATCGATGGGTTTTTCCCAGCGGCCGACAGGCGAAACATTTTTCAAACCGCCTTCGGCGAGTTCAATGGCCTGTGACCCGGCAAACAGAAAAACGGTATTGTTCTGGCGGCAAAGCACCCAGACAGATGCGCCTTGGCGAGCCTGTCGGATTAGAAAGGATATTTGGTGGGCTGATAGTCGAACGTGGGAAGTTCGACAATTCTTGAGTTCAACGAGATGAAACCGGCCGATTTCGTCAGTCAGGAGGACATCCGGAAGACCGGGCGTGACCGCCCCTTCAATGCGAGTCGCTAACCACTCCGGCTTCTTCAATTTCAACTGCATCTTGAGGGCCCGCCAAAAATTCGCCTCGCGCCTTTCTGACGCTTGGGGTAGTTTCCCTTGGAGCCTGCTCATAGGTGCTCTTCAATTCTTCAAGAGCCCTTTTTACTTCCTCGGTGGACATACTGTCAATTTTACCGTGCCTCACCTCTTTTTTATCTATATATATGTCACCCCTCGCGAGGCCCCTCCGGTATTCGGCCTGAACGGCGGCACTGTAGGATCCGTTTTCTTCCGCGGCCCGCGAAAGGTTGTCCAGCCTCTTAATGTGGTTTTTATAAGTGACCGCGTATTTTGCGTCCAGCTCATCCCGATAGACCCGAATAGCTTTGCATACATGCGGGTGCTTGTCGGGGTTAGTAAGCTCCGAAGCCCTAACGCCCGCAGCTTTGCCGTATCCAGCCCTACTTGCGGCCTCCTTGAGGGTGATTTGACCGTCTTCAGACACGAGGGTTTTGACAAACAATTCCTGCTTCCGGGTGAGCGGTCGATCTTCCGGTTTGAACGGGGGTTTTCGCGAAACCCTTCTCGGCCGCATGTTTTTTCGTTCTGAGTCGGGAATTAAGTATCTGTGCTTTTCGGATGCCATTTTTCTCTCTCAGCGCGTGCCAGAGCAAGATTGTGCCAGAAGGGGAACCAAAAATCCCCTTATATACGTATTTTCCCCGAAAACAAAAAACAAAAAAAATATTTTCAGAACCCCTTAACGCCCCAGATTTTTGTACTGTGTCGGTTACACTAGCAAAATCACCATGTAACCCTAAGTTTGTAACCTAAAGTCCTTTACTGGTAAGGGTTTCAGAAGAAAGTTACATGGTTACACTGGTTACGGCTGTTTTCATCACGTGGTACTTTTTATTTTTCGCTGGAAAACTCTATATAAGGAACTTTTGACCGTTAGCCGCGGAGAATGCGCTTCCAAGCATCCTGAACCGTCTCGTGGGCCGTGTTTTCTCCAACGACAACCGTAACCGCCAAGGCATCCTCCTGTTTGAGCGGGTACTCCCGCTGACACGCTGAGCCGCGGCAGCGGATGGTTTTATCCTGCTCGTAGGACCACAGCACGTCTCGGGTTGCGCAATGGGGACAGGAAATAATGAACGAAAAAGGTCCTCTGAGCTTGTCATAAGCAACAAGGTCTTCCATAACGCCAACGGCTTCTGTCCACTCCATTATCGATCTCCCTTAATACTTTCGCTTTGGTTCGGATCTTTGTACTTAGCCAGCAATTCGTCCGCCAGCCTCAGTGCCTCCTTCAGCCGTGACGTATCCTGGGCCAGACTTTCCTGAAGAATTTGACGTATCGTTTCGATCTTTTCGTAATCATGCACTTTCCTTCTCCTTTAGGTTTTTTGGATCTTTTTTCACGACATAATCGTGCTCGATGACGCCCAGCGTTGGATCGCCCACAATCTGTTCCTTGATCCATTTTCGCTGCGTCGTACCGTCCCTAAAGTGGTACGTGGACCAATGGCCGCGGCGGCTGTGCTGTCGTTTAGGACTTCCTGATCCCCTGAACAGCCGCGCTGGCACAATGACGCCGTCCGGCTTCGGTATGTCGATTTCGATGACTTTCAATTCGTTCTTGGGGAGCTTGCGGCGATGTAGCCATTTGGTCTTCTTGCTGCGGCCGATGGGCTGCGCTTGTTCGATGACGTGCAGATCGTAATTGATCAGCGCGATCAAAGTGTTTAGAAACTTGAAGTCTCCGCGGATCATTTCCAACGCCGCTAAAGTACCGTCAGGGTTATATTTAAGGGTGGATGGACCGTTCCAAGACGTTCCGGCAATTTGTCCCATCAATGTAGCAGATGTGTACGGAAGAACCTCTATACGCTCTCCCAAGTAGTTGATGTACCTAGCTCCAAAGCATTTTAAGAAGTGTTCTTTCTCCTTTTCCGCTACGCTCTCGGGAGCCCGTGCCAACGCAAGCGGGGGTCCGTTTCCGGTGGCTGTAAGAAAAGGGTTAAAGCCGTACAGATGCGTAAAGATTTTGGCACCGCCAATGAGCGAAGAAAGGCCATAGCTGCTGGCCTGCGGGTTCAACGTAGCGTTTTTCCAACTCCACGGCTGATCTCCAAACTGATAGAGCCACGAAAATGGGCAGCGGGTCACGAGAGAGAGGCTGTTGCTCCACGAGTCCCAACCCATTCGTCGTGGACCAAGTTCCGTGCTCTTAAAACTAACGTAGTTTGTGTATTGGTGTACGGGCTGTGTCTCATCATGCACAAGTGGATTTAAGGAGGTTCGGATGATGTGGTAGCCCACCCGCTTGCACCCGTTGGACGAATCAGCTTTGAGAACAAACGGCGTCGCAGGAGTGTTCGCTACGTTTTTTTTTCGGGACTCGGAATAGCCCGGAACCTCTCCGAAAAGCTCAAGCACACACTTTTGCTGATACGCTTCGTCCCACTCGATCCACATGTTTTCAAGCGGCGGAATAGCGCTGTTGACGGCCCGGACAAAGTCTTTCGGAGCCATGAACATCGCATTCACAGCTTCTTTTACCGCGGCGTTACTGACCGTGAATTTGGTTGCCGCAGACAGTTGTCTGCGGCTAATCTTCAACAAATAGTTCTTGATCATCTTGTATTGACCAACATCCGAGGGTGGGGGAAGCCCCATCCGCATACCGCCCAAGTCGGCAAAATATTTTTCCGGCTTCTTGGCGCTCAGCGCGGCCAAAACCTCGTTAAAAAGGGCGTCGTTGGTTTCCATTTAGGTGTTTGCGAAATGCTCGCCTACCGGTTTTCCGGTTGCGTCCAGAACTTCGCGGGCAACACGGCTGATTGAATCAGACAGCAGATTCCAGCCGTCCCAGTCTGTATCCACTTTGGAATCATCAACGTCCAGCGCACAGTGCAGCCGTTTGTACAGTTCCAACAAGCCCTTTACCTGAGCTTCAGAAAAAACAAGTATACGGACCTGATCCGCCTGCTTGCCTTTTTTATTGATGAGCATCCGGCGATAGGCCTCGGCTTCCGCACGGGTAAAAAACGACTCGGACATAAGTTCAACGTCGCCGAACATGACCCACGCGACCAAGTAAGTGTGCATGTCTTCCATTTATACTTCTCCACGTTCAAAAAGAACAAGAAGTATAGAATTTTATAGGACTCTCTGCAACCAAAAAAAAGACCGCATCCGTTTCCGGATGCGGCCAAAGGTGGTCAACGGCGTGGGAGGTTGGTTGACCGGCAACCTGTGGAGATCCTGTTCGTTACTGTTGCTATCGAACAAGAAGCAGCCCCCGCTCTGCTAGGGTCTTTTAGTGTAGCGACTCCTCGGAGGAAACACTTAGTGCCGCACCGATCGCCATCGCAATGACCCCCATCAGCACTTGTTGGTTGGGTGTTTCGTCCATCAGTTCTTTAAAAATCACGGCAAGGGCCGCGCCCAACGCGGCTCCGGTTGACAGATCCTGACGCTGACACTCAAGCACCAAGTCCTCGGCAAGCGCTAGTCCGGTCTCGTAATCTTCTTCGATGGTTTCAAACATGGTGAAAGTTTAGCACAGGTCACGTTAACAGGTATACGTATTTATGAGAGAATGGGGCTTTCTTTCTTGGAGCGCGGTACATGACAGACGTGGAGTATTATTACGATAAACACATTCAATGCGATTTGTGCGGCCGTTCTACCCGAGGCCCTATTAGTGAAGCGGGCGACGTAATTTGTGACAGTTGCCATCGCGTTCTTCTCTCACCCAAAGGATCTGAATCATGGAAACACACGAAAATAAAGGAACTTCAGGAAACGGAGCTTCTCAACAAAAAGCGAAGCAAGGCACAACTCGAAAAGGAAATACGACTGCTGGAAGAAATGCTCGAACACTCCTGAAAGAGTCTGAGGAAAAATACATCGCATTTCGGAAAAAAACGATTACAGATCCCTCGTCGGCCGTTCAAACGGGTGGGCTCACCGCGGCCGAGAAAAATCAACTACAGTGATCGAGAGCCCAGCGCGTCCAGTCCTGTGACTCACGGTACGGATCATCCTTCACTTCCGGGTCGATCGCTAAGTTTGAGATCTCTACTGTAAATCGGTGGTTTGAGTCCGTTTTTTCCAGATACATTTGGATCCAGACTTTCAAAGTGGCTACGTCGTCGTTGTAGGCATAACCATTTACGTGTAGCTGGGCGGCAACTGTTTGGGCAGCGCGTTGCAGGTTTTCTTCAATTGACGACGACATTTTCAGCGGCCTCCACTTCAGATTGAAGAAGTTGCAAATCACGTTTGCTCAGGTTCACCTGTTTCCAAGATTCAAAAATCAGTCGAAGCTGCCCGGATATCGTGCGGCCTTCAAGACGGGAGAGCGCCGCCAGTTCCGAATAAACTTTGCGTGTGGCTAAAATGCTTTTCCACTTAGTGGTATCCACCGAAAACCTCCTTGAATAGATGATGGGATGCTATCCGATTTTTCCCATAAAATCAACGAGTTTCACCCCAGGAAGGGCCTATTTCAATGTCGCAACGGCTTGGAAGAGCCAGTTCGACCGCAGTTTCCATAATTTTGGCATGTTTTTGTGCCTCTTCCTTGTTCTTAACGGAAAAACACAATTCATCGTGTACCTGTAACAGAGGAATGACGCCTTGTTCAAATAAGAGTTGCATACTCATTTTGACCTGATCCGCGCTGGAACTTTGCAATAATCTATTGAGCGCCTTGTAGGAAAATGCACGTTTTAAGCGACAGGTTGACCCGTGTTCCGCGATTGCTTCTTTGTACGGCAGCGCTTTGTGGAGCTTGAAATCATCGGGCTCCCATAGCTCGAACCTGCATTTGCGCCCCTTCAGGGTCCGTATGGAGCCACTGGCGGTAGCATCGTTCAGTCTCCGCGTCACACCTTGCATCAGCGCACGGACAAAGGGCACATGTTCGTGGTATTGCTTAATAAGCTCCTTCGCTTCGTCCAGATCTATATCCAGTTGGTGCGACAGCTTCAATTGCCCCATTCCATAAATAAGTCCAAGCGAAATTGTCTTCGCTTTTTTTCTTGGGAGCCCCGTCAATTCTGCAACTTTGCTGTAAAAATCTGTCGAAGGATCTTCTTTGTACAGTGCGACGAAGTCTTCAACGAGGGGGAGCGGGCTGTTCCGGCTGTCGCCATATGCTTTTGCATAGTGCAACAGCATGAGCGGTTCCTGTTGGCAAAAATCAACAGACGCCCATTGCTCACCCTCTTCAGGCAAAAAGAGCGAACGGATCAGTGGACCCAGCCACGGGTCGCGGGCCGGAATAGTTTGTAGCGCAGGATTCTGCATAGAGATGCGGCCGCTGACCGTACCGCCGTCGTCACTGCGCAACTGGTTAATGTGGCTATGGACGCGGCCATCACTGCCAATGTGCTTCAGAATATTGGTAAGAAAGGCGCTGTGCGTTTTATTAATTTCACGGGCACGGGAAATAAGCTGCGGTAATTCATGTGGGTGCTCAAACAGGAAAGAGCGCGTGAACGAGGGGGCTCCCTTTTCGGTTCGATCAAATGGAATGTTAAGTTTCTCGAAGGCCTTGGCTATACTCTGTGCCGCCCAGATCTCAACATCACCGCCCGCCATCTTTTTTATTTTACGGTGTAGCTTCTTCTCTTCAGTTATCAATTGCTGTTTGGTCCGTTCGACCCTGTCTATATCAATGCGGATCCCTCGCCACGTCATCTCCAGAAAACAGGGCATCACGCTGGTTTCCAGTTCCCAAATAGCCCACAAATCATCCTGTCCCAGCTTGGTTTTGAAAAAGGTCCAGAGTTCGAGAGCCAGTTCGGCGTCGGTCTGAGCATACTTGGCAATAAACGGGGCAGGGAGCTTCCATAGCTCGGCCTTATGGTCCGTGATGCCAAACTCTTTGGCAGCGGCCACCAAGGTCCGTTCTGATTTTGTTTTGTTCAGGTAGTCGTAGCACAGCGCATTCAGGCTATAGCTGAACCGGTTTTCGTCAATCAGGCCCGCTGTCATCATGGTACAGATGACACGTCCGTTCATTTTTGCATTTTCGCCAAGCCAGCGGCGCAGCCAGCCCCAATCATATTGGGCATTGTGCATAATTTTGTCACAGGGCAGTGCGCATACTTTTTTCATCCACTGCTTGACGAGGCGCTCATCAAGATTACCGCCGCCAAGATGTTTGACGGGCAGGTAACCTGACCAGAATGACGTAGCGATAGCCACACCAACTACGTCGCCGCTATCTGGACGTGCCCAACCAGGACCGTGTGTCTTGAGTTGTGGGTCGCGGGTTTCGAGGTCTATGGCAATTTCCTTGGCCGCGCTCAGGTCAGGTAACTCTGAAGGGGGCACCCACTCAGTGTCCGGTGGGAATAAAATCATTTGCAGTGCGGCATTAGTCATACAACGGGTAGGACAATGCATAATTCTCGCAGCCAACGAGATACAGGGTATTTCGGGTACGTGTGACGGCAACGTAAAATAGTCGGTGCAGATCGTCACCTATATCCTTAGCCGCAGCGGGAGAAATATCCGAGAACAGTACGACATTGTCTGCTTCCCCTCCTTTGGATTGATGTATGGTAGTTAGCTGGATACGGGGTTTGGCGTTAAAACGCTCCCCCTTGCGAAGAAAAGCAATAATATATTCGCGGTCAAGCGGCGGCAGCTTATCCAGCGCATCATGCCAGATGTAATCTGCACCAATCAGTAAACCGTGGGACTCCTGTAGCTTCTTTAAGGTGAAAAGTTCTTCCTCCAGGGCCTTTGGTTTTTTATGACCACGAGCAATTCTACCGTCATTTCCACTCATAAATGAGTAAATTGCTTTAACCGTGTGCAGGGATACTTCCCGGTTCTTTCTCAACTGCTCCCAGCCGTTCACTGCTTCGGCAACTCTTTCCTTGATAGAACTCTTATGATTTCGTTCAAACAGGAGCCCCATCGTTTTCAATTCGGCGTCAATGGGAGACAGCATGTAATTAGTGTGCGCGAGAATGAGCCATGAGCCGTGGTCCATGTTCAGGTTAGAAAGGTCATAAAGGTGCTCAATCGCGCCGGGTGCATCGCGAGGCTCATAAACTTTTGGGAACCGGTGGCTGATGCGTCTCGTAATGGTTTCGGCGAGAGCATGGACACGGTGCGGGACACGATAAGATTGGGACAGCGTATCGCTGCTACCGGGCAGATTTATAAGATGCCCCACGTCTGCGCCATTCCATCTGAAAATCGCCTGATCGTCATCACCCGCAGCGTACATGCGGTCTGAGTGGTCCTCCAGAATATGGGCCATATCCCATTGCAACGGGGAAAGGTCTTGTGCTTCATCCAAAAAACAGATTTTGAAATGGGGACATAGATGCGCCCCGTGTTCAACAAACACTTCCAGCATGTCTGTAAAGTCATGTAATCCGTTGGCTGCTTTGTAGTCATTGAACGCGGTGGTAATGTAAGACACTTCGGTCCACGACACTAGCAAGTTACTTTCATCATACTGCTTGCGCACTGAAACTTTTCTTGCTCTGGACAGATGAAGTAACTCAAGAATGGGGTGCTGCGAAGAAATCCGTTCTTCTTCTTCATTTACCCTTACGTTCAAATCAACGCCAATATGGGTTGAAAGCTCCCGGTAGTGTTCATCATTCATCAAGTTTTCATTTCGAAGCCCGCTTAGCCGGTTGCCAAAGGAGTGCAGTGTTTGGAAAAAAACCAAATCATCCTTTGCACTCAAATCAAAACGCTCACATGCCCGCTCACGGGCTTCCCTAGCTGCTTTTTTAGTGAAGGCCAGAAAGGCAATCTGGTGTGGCTGAATGCCATCAGCAAGCGCCTTGTCCACCATGTCCAGAAGGCGGGTGGTCTTTCCGGTGCCGGGGGGTCCGAAGATGCGAAACATTTTAAGCCACGTTATCCAAATGTTCGCTTGTTGGATCTTGATGATCTTCAAGATTAGCTAACATCTTCGCTACATCGTCTATTTCAACGTAGGTTTCCCTGCTGTCATCAAAATCGCTAGGCGCTGCGACGAAATCCTGGGACGTAAACAAATGAAATTTCGGCGCAGTGACGCAGCAGAAACAAGAATGCCAGTGAAATTTCCGCATCCCTCGCAGATGTTCTTTCACCGTAGTAATTTTATTGTTTACGTGACGCTGATGCTCCCGTACATAGTGAATAATGGTTTTGATTTTTCCGGTCGGCGTTAGCGCGGTCTTTTCCCTGTCTTTAAAATAGTATTTCGTTTCTTTCATTGGCACACTAAACGTGACGCGATAACCTCGTTTTTGAATTGACACAGACCACTGCTGGTCTTTGTACATCCAAAAATTTATTGCACTGCAAAAAATACATCGCAAAAAGGATTCAACGGATTCCCAACACTCTTGAATGGGTTCCCCGTCTATCGTTGAATGACCCCAATGGTTCATTTGTGTGTAAGTACCGCTCTCTTGACCGCGCCGCCCCGGTTTTTTCGGAAAAGAAACTTTTCTAGGCATTCGCTGTCGCAGAATCTCCACTTCCCCTGCCTTGTTTACGGATGAATAAAAAGAAGTCCAAGCAAGTTTGTCGTCCAATGGATCTCGAAAGGCTATTCCGCATTCATACACCGCCAACGACTTATGTCTGGGTTTTATCAAGTCGAACCCTAAGCGTTTTGGCGCTTTGACGGCGTAAATAAATTCGCTTGGACACGCATCTACTAGTTCCTCAGAACCTTTAAATTTTACCTTTTCTCTTTCGCTATTTTTTCTTGATAGCGCAACAAATATGATCGCACTCAACTTCGTGGTGTCCATGACCTTTGAGGTGTGCGTTTTCGATCCGACGTGGGGAATATAGGGGCCGAGATTCCTCAACGCTTTTCGTGTTTTCCGATGCGTTTCACTGTAGATGGTTTTACATAAAAGACGCTCTTGAACTATGTCTATATTCTCCAGCAATCCAGACAACGTTTTATAAGTTCCGCCCCGCAAGTAATTCGACTTCGACTTTCGACGTGTCTTCATACGTGGCTTAGTGTTTGTCCTTAATACAAACACGACAAACCAGATCCATAATTTCCGCATTTTTTTAAGCATTAGTTTGACTCTTCTGTTTCTAACCCGCGCAGACACATTTTCGAGAACAGTATTTCTGATTCTTGCGATGGTTATTAACTTTGAATGTTTTCCCACAAGTTTTGCAGACAATATCTACTCTGACGTGATGGCGCTTGACGATGCTGTTTGGAATTACACGCCCCGTAAAATCCTCTGTCTCCCACTTACGTCCGGGCGGATGAGGAGGTTGCCACTGAAACATTAGCTTTGTGTACCGTCGATATTTTCGGTCATCTTGACCCCCTTTAGAAAGGCACTTCTTTGTTTGATTTGAAATCGGGAGTGTCGAGTTCCACGGGCCGTGTTTCGTAAGAAGGAATGGTCCAGACACGGACGCTTTTTCCTTTGATTTTTATGACTGTGGATCTTCCGTTCAAATCTCGTAGACGCTGCGCAATTTTATGGGCTTTGAATTCTGTAAATTTTACTTTCTTGAGGTGGTTCTCGAAATCACGCAACCGGAAAAAAATAAGGCTTTGTTCGTCGTCTGTGTAGGGTCGCCGCAATAATATTTCATCTCGTTCAGAAGCCCGTTGCAGGTTCGTACACCATTCTTCCAGGTGATCGTAAAATTGTCCTGACGTGGAAGCATCTTCACTGACCTCGATAATTGAATCATCGTTTTGATTCATTTCCGACAGAAGACCGGTAATACGATTTTCCCACGCCGGCTTGGTGAGACTACGCGGCATGAAGTTTAATTGTTCAACGCACGCTTTTTGAAATACACCTTGAGTTAAAAGTGTATCAGTGTCCATTTCCAGTGGTTCGCTGTTAACGTCAAGAAACCAAACAGGGGGTTGTGAGTTGTATTTTCGCAGATTGGCAATTGTCATATCTGAACTAGCTGCATCAATTCCATGCTTTCTAGTTCGACACAATTCTGCATTGCAGAAAGCGTTGATCGGGGCATCTTTACATTTGTATATGTAATCTTTTTTCTGCAGTTGTCGGGCAACGGCATTTACTTCATTGAGCGGGAGGGGTGGATCGATATAGTCATTATTGTACTTGAGAATCTCATTTTCCCAGGAGTCGCTATAGGCTTTCCGAAGATAGACACCAATATTAAACAGTCCATTGTTCCTGCTTCCTTCGCTAATTTTTTGAGCACAAAGATGTTGCAAACAGGGGGGCCCGTCCTTGATGGGCTGTGCTTCATCCGTATCAACAGTCAGCGCCAGCAACTGCTCCGGGGTCTGGACATGCTTTTTATGTAGCTCGAAAAATTCTTCCAGTGTCGCCGCAGAGCCATCGTCCTGAATGGCGTAACGAAGGCCGTTCTCAAAATCAAAATAGGGCAAATTGAGGAAGTTGCCCACATCTCCCCGCTGCAAAAACAGCCTGATCTGCTTGGGGAAGATTTCAGCATCGCCGTGACCAAGCGCCGCGCCAACGTGACGTAGAGTTTCCTGCATATCTTTTGCAGCCATCCACTCGGCCACAAAAAAATAGCAGTGCGCGCCGCCCGATTTGCTGCGGCACACCACCATAGGTAGTTTTAAGGTGCGTATCTTTTTGATTAACTCTCCGTGGTCGAGAGGATATACGTCAATATCAAGACAGCCCCAACGGACTTTATTGTCCGCATTGATCGGAATGATACCCAGCGCATCGCCTTTTCCTGCAAGATGGTTTTCCCACAGATCTGTGGTCCGTGGTTCGCGGATAACGGTGGCCTTGCCGGTGTTTTTGCCATTTGCGTTTTTACGGTCAACCCGGTAGGTGCCGTAGGCTTCTTGAAGGCCATCGAAAATGGCAGAAAACTTCTCTGCGTAGGACATAAAAACGTCTCAAAATCGGGTGACACCGAAGTGCCACCCGTTCGGTTTTTTAGAACGGTACGTTTTCGTCCACTACTTCGTCGGGCTGATGCTTAACTTCGACATCACCACGATTGATGGATTCCGCGAAGAGTTTCGCCTGTTTGTACACCCCGATGTTGTTCAACTCGGAATCGAGAGAAATTTCCCAGCCATGCCAATCGCCCTTGCTATTGGATTCATCGACTGTTTTCAAATCGTAAATGTACGAAAAACGCGGAGGGTTGAAGTCTCCATTTTTGCCGGTCATAACGCGGCTCTGAATCATCGAGTTCCACTTGCGCGACTTTTTAAGTTGCGTGGACTTCATGGCAATCAGGCATTCTGTCCAATGGCCGTCTTCCTGTTGAACCAGCACAAACTGCTGTGCCGTTTCCTGCAAGTAATCACCCTCCCCACCGACAACGAGATCTACGTTTTCAGCAGACCGTTCTGTTTTCGGACGTGTCTCGGCGGGGGAATACAGTTTAATGGGCGCACCGGTTCCCTTGCCGCGTGGAAGCCAGTGAATGAAACGGCGCTGGTAGACGCAGGGAATGACTTTAATGCCATGAGCCCCATCGAACACTTCGTTGGTAACCGTGTTTCGAATATCACCAGCTTTCGCGTTCAACTCAAGGTCGGGCTTACTCAAAATCTTCAGAAAAGGAAGGGCCAAGTCTTCGTGACCAATCTCTTCGTTTCCAAGTCCGGCGTCCTCTTCCAGGAGGCTAAGATCAAACTCCGCCACCTGACTCTTCTGCTTTGCAGCAATCTGCTTTGCCATTATTTCGCTCTCCTGATATGTGCGCGCTGCCCAATATAGGCACCGAATAGATCCATTGGAAATTCATCACCGTTTTCCACTCGTTCCTTAACCCACGCTTTAAGTGTGGAGGAATGAAC